CCTACTCGAAGTGGGTCGCCAACTGAACGTGAGTTAATCGAATGGGAGCTAACCTAATATTACCAGCAGGAAGCGCGGCGGCTGACTCAACCCCAGCCGACCCTGTGACACGTTCGCTGCGGTTTGATGGAAGCAGTTCAAAACTGACCCGCACCCCTAGCTCTGCCTCCAGCGCAACCGCTTGCACTATTTCGTTTTGGGTTAAGAGAGGTAAAACGGATGAAGAGAATACAGTGTTTCACGCTGGAACCGCTAGTGGCGACCGAGGTCATGTTCGATTTAATTCAAACAACACACTAGAAGCTGCTTGCTACAATGGGAGTTGGTTTTTTGAGTTAAAAACAAATGCAATCTACCGCGACCCCAGTGCCTTTTATCATATCTTTGTATCCATCGACACGACAAACGGCACTGGTAAGTTGTTTGTTAACGGCGAAGAACCCTCCCTGCAAACCAACACTACGAACTCAAGCTCCACAGTTCTTCCATTCGGGAAAACAATAGAGCATCAAATCGGGCAGCGGGGGTTTGATTCAACGGGGTACCACGATGGGCTAGTGTCTGACTTCTACTTCATTGACGGGACAGCGTTAAGCACTCCAGTTGACCAAACAATTTCAAGCACGGGGTATTCGTCCTACAAGCCCAAGGCGTTCGATATTTCCGGCTACTCTGGCAATTCGTTCCACATCGACGCCCAGTCAGCCCACGATGCCGACCTCCTCGTATCCTCCATTGACCGCAACGATGGCGACACGTTGTTTGCTGATGCGGCAGCGGGGCATACGATTACTCGGTACGGGAACACTCATCACGACAACACTGTTGGCAATCCTTTTGGCTCTGGGACTGCGATGTATTTTGATGGCAGCGGGGATTACCTCCAGACAAGCACCAGTAGTGATTTAACATTTGGAACAGGTGACTTTACCGTAGAAACTTGGTTCTACCCGACAACGGTAAACACCTCTGCCGCCTATAAAGGCATTATCTCTGATGAGCTTTACAGTAACACGGGAGGCTGGGCTGTCTCACAAAGAGATGATGAACTTTCACTTTGGATTAAGAACACTGGCGGCAGTTGGGTTAGCTTTGTTGCGGACGGCGCATTAACCGCTAACCAATGGCAGCACATCGCTGTCAGCTATGACTCGTCAACAACAACCACTCGCTTGTTTGTCGATGGCACATCCGTAGCCTCTGGAACTACATCGGGGTGGAACCTTACAGGCGATCAAATTGAGATTGGCCGCAGTGTTTCAGGGCAAGAGATTACTGGATATTTATTTGATGTCAGAGCAACCAAAGGTGAAGCCCGATACACCAGTAACTTCACTGCACCATCAGCCCCATTCGAGCTAAACCCCGTTTACATCGGAGCCGACCAATCCGGTAACAAAAATCATTTCACGCCGACGAACCTTAATTCAACGGACATCCGCGAGGACAATCCATTTAAGAACCACGCAACTTGGAACCCTCTGATCAAGCGGTCAAGCACCTCTAACATTTTCACCTACTCCGAAGGCAACACAGTAGCCACATACACTGGAGGCGTGGCCCACACATCCACAACCATCGCGTCCAGCGGCGTTCATTATGCGGAGTTTGCGTTTAGCGGCGGCACATCGGGAATCTCTGGTGCAGGAGTGGTTCGGGCAAGATGGAATGATGGACACGCTGATTCCTACGCCACGAATTATGGCGGGTGCTATTACGGATCAAGCGGCAATGTTGATTCACCGTCCGGTAGCACATCAGTTTCGGCAGTTGGCAGCGACCGCTTGGGCATCGCGTTTGACGGAGCAAATAACAAAGCTGATTTTTACTCTGTTACTTCCGGCGGAACGATGACCCTGTTGAAAAGCCTAACGTCATCCGACAGTATTGATTTTGATGGCAGTGCAACATTTACAGCCACCTCACACGACACAGGTGCGACATCAATTACTGGATATTTTGAAGCTGGTGAATGGTGGGGGACTGCTCCGAGTGTTGGCAGCACAACAGCTACCTCGCTGAACACCAGCAATCTCGATGACCCAACCGTCAATCCAGCAGAGAATTTCGGGGTTGCACTTTACAACGGGAATAGCAGCAGTAATGCCATAACCGGATTAGGATTCCAACCGGACTTGTTGTGGACGAAATCTAGGTCAACATCGGGCACAAGTCATAAGGTATATGATTCCGTTCGGGGCGTGACGAAAAAACTAGAAACCGATAACACCACAACAGAAGGCACGGTTTCTTTTGACCTCACATCATTTGACAGCGATGGATTTACTTTAGGTTCGGGTAACGGATCAAACTATTCTGGCAGGACATACGTTGGCTGGAACTGGAAAGCCCACCAAGAAGGCTCTACCAGCTACTCCAACACGTTAACGCTCGACGTCCGCGATAACTACGGCTACGGCAGTGGGTGGGGGACTACAAAGTTAGAGGTCTGGGAAGGCTCCACTAAACTTACAGACATAACAAACCCGCCTTCGTCCTCTTCTAAAATTTACAACATTAAAACGAACGATCTGAATAAGATTAAAATAGTTTGGTACGTCGATGGTTCGGCTGGTGATTGGTATAATATGTATGCTGTTTTGAAGAATAGCAGTAACACCACGCTGGCCTCGTGGGACGGTAATACTTGGAGCGGAAACTCTTCCGACGCCCCCTCTGATGATGATAATTTTTACCTGCCCAGTAGCTTTGACTCCACAAACGCGGCTACTACTGGCGTTGTTGAAGCGACCGATGCGGACACAGAAAAATATAATAGCTCCGCTGGCTTTACTATAATTAAGTACGCTGGTGATGGTTATACAGACGGCAACACCAAGACACTCGATCACAGCCTCGGTGTTCCACTTGAGTTTGTAATCGCTAAAGCGCGAACGAGTAACGATGGGTATGACAACGGGGATTGGATTGTGTGGCATAAGGAATTGAGCAGTAGTAAATACCTGTACCTCAACTCAACCTCAGCGCAGCGCACCGAAGCTTCTAGTTACAATTTAATTAGTACGGCAACCAGCGGTTCACAGCATCAAGTTGTAGTTAATAACGGCACGGATGGTTCAAACTACAATTACCATTACCTGAACTCCGGCCCAAGCAACGGCACTGGTGAGGATTACATTCTCTATGGCTGGGCTGGCGTCGAAGGAATGGTGAAAGTAGGCAGTTGGGTCGGCAACGGCGACGATGACGGTCCTATGGTTTACTGCGGTTTTAGGCCGTCTCTAATTTTAGCCAAGGCGGTTGACCGTAGTAACAGTTGGTATATGTGGGATGACCAACGTGATGGATATAATGTCACCGACGCGGGCTTGTGGGCGGATTTGAGCAATGCGGAATCTAACTCCTCTACCAACAAAGTCGATTTCTTATCCAACGGGTTCAAGTTGCGCGGGTCAGGAAACGGCACGAACTCGTCGAGCAACAATAATTATATATTTATCGCGTGGGCGCACAGTCCGTTCGCCAAGGCAAACGCTCGCTAGCTAACAGAAAGATTTTACTATGCCATACACCACTCAAGAAGGACGCGCACTCCCGATGGACAAGGCGTTCACCCACAACAACATCTCATTCCCCGCTAACTGGCTCCGGCTATCCACACCTGCCGACAAAGAAGCTCAAGGCATTAGCTGGGTTACGCCTGAAGAACCACCAGTAGTCCGTGCGCCTTTAGATCGTGAGAAGAGTGACGGCATAGCGCGGGCTAAAGACACTGCGGGTAAGATGTTGGCTCAATCTGATTGGATGGTGATTGCCAGCGTGGAAAGGAACCGAGCAGTGGCAGAGGATTGGGCTGAATACCGTGCCGCTGTAATTGCCGAGGCGGATCGTCTGGAAACCCAGTATAGCACTGCCGAAAGTTACGAGGCACTGGACGCGATTGTTCAGAATTGGCCGATCAATCCTGAAGAACAGGCTCAACTCGATAATCAACTAGCAGAAGCCCAAGCGGCTGAAGCAGAACAGGAGAACCTAAACAATGCCTAATAAGAAAAAGAAAAAAGGTAAGAAATACTAAAGCTATGAGACCCGGACTATATGCCAACATCCACAAGAAACGGAAGCGCATCGCTGCTGGTTCTGGTGAAAAGATGAGGAAGCCCGGAACCAAAGGTGCGCCTACTGCATCTGCATTTCGTAAGTCAGCTCTGACTGCCAAAAAGAAAAAATACTAATGGCTAAACAGCGCGATCCCAGACTAAAACGGCTTGGCCTCACCGCCTACAACAAGCCTAAGCGAACTCCTAGTCACCCTAAGAAGTCACACGTTGTTGTGGCTAAGTCAGGAGAAACTGTCAAAACCATCTGGTTTGGTCAGCAAGGAATAAGCGGAGCTGGGAAAAATCCTAAGTCAGCAAAAGACAAAGCTAGGAGGAAATCCTTTAAGGCTCGCCACGCTAAAAACATTGCTAAAGGAAAGCTATCTGCTGCTTACTGGGCAAATAAGGTGAAATGGTAAAACAATGCAAGACGTCGCAGATTGGTTTAAGATGTTTGGAGTGAACGGTGGCGTTCTTGGAGTTGTGTCGTTGACTGATCTTGAGCTGATGCTGAAGATTGTCATGCTCATCCTTACCTGCATCTGGACAACCGTAAAGATTTGGAAGGTAATCCAAGAGTAAACTGCTATGGACAAAGAAGAGAACAGAGAGAAGCTGGAAGCCCTCCACGGCTTGCTTACAGAGGAGTTCATTGCCCGCATCAAGTCTGGGGAAGCTGAACCCTCCCTCCTCAGTGCGGCCCGTCAATTCCTAAAGGACAACTCAGTTGACGCTGTAGTGACCGAGGACTCTCCCCTCAATCGCCTTACTGGCCTAGTGCTTCCCTTTGAGGATGACCAGCAGGTTCCTAATAAGAAAAACTAATATCATGCGGGTCTACTCAGAGTACGATAAGGCTTACCAGAAGCGGCCTAAAGAGGTCAAAAAGAGGGTGGCCAGAAACGCTGCAAGACGGCTTATGATCCGTAAACACGGTAAAGCAGCACTAAAAGGAAAAGATGTAGACCATAAAAGGTCTCTCAAAGCTGGGGGCGGCAATGGGTACAAGAACCTTCGCATCCGATCCCGTAGTGAAAACAGGGCGGATAAGAAGGGCTAATAGGTGAAAGAAATAGACCCCCGGCTACGGGACTTCAGGAACTTCCTCTACCTGTGTTGGCAGCACCTCAATCTGCCTGAGCCAACCCCTGTCCAATACGACATCGCTGAGTTTGTCCAGAGCGGGCCTAAGCGAGCCATTATCCAAGCCTTTCGTGGGGTAGGTAAGTCCTACATTACCAGTGCCTTCGTCTGCCATCAGCTCCTCCTTGACCCTGACCTGAAGTTCCTTGTGGTCTCTGCCTCCAAGGCTCGGGCTGATGACTTCTCCACCTTTACCCTTAGGTTGATCTCAGAAATCCCCCTGCTTCGTCATCTCCATCCTAGCGATGAGCAAAGGTCATCTAAGATTGCCTTTGATGTAGGCCCAGCCCAAGCCAGCCATAGCCCCAGCGTTAAGTCTGTGGGTATCACTGGGATGCTCACAGGTTCCCGTGCTGACTACATCATTGCTGATGACGTAGAGAGTGCCAACAACTCCATGACCGAGGGGATGAGGACTAAGCTGGCAGAGGTCGTGAAAGAGTTTGATGCGATCCTGAAGCCTGACGGGAGGATTATCTACCTCGGCACTCCACAGACCGAGCAGAGTCTATACGAACGCCTCCTGAACCGTGGCTATGATTGCCGTATATGGCCCGCTCGCCATCTGGAGGAGGAGCAAATGGTCAGCTATGGCAACCGTTTGGCTCCCTTTATCGCTAACTCTGGAGGGGAACCGGGAACCTCCACAGACCCCAAGAGGTTCTCTGATGATGACCTAATGGAGCGAGAAGCCTCCTATGGTCGCTCAGGGTTTGCCCTCCAGTTTATGCTGGATACCAAGCTGGCAGATACCGACAGGTATCCTCTGAAGCTCAGTGACCTCATAGTGACCCCAGTTGACCCCAAGAGAGGCCCAGCGCACCTAGTGTGGGCCAGTAGCCCTGACCTACGGTACAACGACCTACACAACGTAGGGATGGATGGGGATGGCTTCTTCAGGCCCATGAGTGTCTCTGAGGACTTCACAGAGTTCCAAGGGGTAGCCATGAGCATTGACCCCTCTGGTAGAGGTAAAGATGAAACAGCCTATGCTGTGGTTAAGTGCCTACACGGGCAGTTGTTCCTAGTGGATGCTGGAGGCTTCCGGGGAGGTTACTCCACAGAAACCCTAGAGTCCCTCGCCCATGTAGCCAAGCTCTACGGGGTGAACTATATCATCGTTGAGTCTAACTTTGGCGATGGGATGTTCAGTAGTCTGTTTAAGCCTGTTCTTGGGAAAATCCATCCCACCACCATCGAGGAGGTCAGGCACAGCAAACAGAAGGAACTGCGGATCATTGACACGCTGGAACCCGTGCTCAACCAGCACAGGCTCATAGTTGACCCTAAGGTTATCCAAAAGGACTACGATAGCTCCATCAACTACGCCACAGCCGTTGGAGGGGAACAGGCAGAGAAATACAGCCTCTTCTACCAGATGTCCCGGTTAACCCGAGATAGAGGCAGTCTCCTCCACGATGACCGCTTGGATGCCCTAAGCATAGTGGTCAATTACTGGACTGAAAGCCTTGCCAGAGATGTCGAAGGAGCTGCCCTAGCCCACAAAGATGCCCTCATTATGAAGGAACTGGAACACTTCATGGAGATAACCACGGGCGGTAGGGCAAAAGAAGCTACTTGGATGGATATTTAGGAATGCCCTTTCCTGAGCCTCTAAGGGGTCTACAAGCCATTCTAATCCCTAACTAGGGTCAACACACTCCAACCAAGACAAAAGGGCTTAGAGAGGCTTCTAGGGCTGTTTGAAGCCAAACCCCCTGTTCAGACGTCTAACAAAGACTATGAATGAACTAGGACTAATCATGGCTCTTGTGGATACAGCTTGTCAGATTGCTACGGCTGTTGGGGTAATTGTGATAGCTTTTCGTGTAAAGGGGTAATTTCTCCGACAAGAAAACTACCAAAAATAAGAAAAGTCCTATGGAAACTCCCGACCTCAAACCCCCTATCGGGGAAACGACAATCTACATTGGAATAACTCTGTTTTTCTTAGGGTTTTTAATTAGTGGGTGTTAATGAATAAAGGGGTGTCCAAAGTCATAGAGGGGGGATAAAGGGGGGTGTCCTATAGGTTAACTATAGAGTAACTCTAAGGTAACTATAGACTAACTAAAGATTACTATAGAAATCTCTTTATTTAATATCTCTAAGATAACAACTAACAAACAAACTCTAGAGTAAACTTTTAGGTAAACTTTAAGATAACTAAAGGATTCTTCTAGCTATCTTTAGTCAGGTTGTTAATAATCATGATTATGAATCAATCATTAGATAATCCCCCTAAGTCTTTCAGGGTTAATGGTTGTAATGTCCCTATTTATTGGGTCAGTAGTGATGATGAATTATCCTCAGTTATCCCAGACAAAGAACTAGGAGATTGCTCAGGGTATGCAGTGACCTACCCTAAGCTGGCTGTAGTTGTGGATAGGACTTTCCTAGAGACAGACCCCCAGTTAGCCCAAATGACGCTGCTTCACGAGATTTTACACATAGTGAGTGACCTTAATGGGATCGGACTTAGCGAAAAGCAAGTGCTGGGATTAGAAGCAGGTTTGTTTGGGGTGGCTAAGGATAACCCTGAGGTGACTAAGTTTCTTTTTGGTGACTAAGGATTTTTGTTTGTTTGTGTTGTTAGTTGTGTCATCGGGGAACTCGCTACCCCACACCTCCCTACAGTCCCCTACCTCGTCCCTTAGTTAGTCGTTGCCTTCTCCCCGGCAACCTAGCTTCGAGGTAGGGGACTTTCTTAAATTTTTGGCAGAAAAATCTGAATGGGTATACGTATATGTTACCCGCTTGTCACCCCCCGTGGGGGTCATGCATTTTTGCCCTGCCAGCTTTATCGATACAGTCATAGGCAAAACCACATTTTTCGCCACACCGAGCAAAAATAACATTGGTTTTTCAGGGGTGGAAATGGACTATTCATCCGCTTTAAGGAATTGAATGGTCAATTTTTTGTCGGCAAGTCAAACAAAGTTCGGTGCATCAAACTTTTATGCCTTTATCTATTTTAGCTTGTGTGCGGCTGTTAGTAAGTGTCTGAATTTATTTGCGAAAAAGACTTTACATCTGTTGCTCATGGCGTAGAGTGTCCCCCGCCATGACAACAACAGAGCACCATCAACTAACTTCCGAATTCATTTCTGACACTGGCCGCATCCTTTTCTGGCACAACCCTGCCATGCTCGAGGATGACAAAAGGATTCAGAGATTCGCCAATGCGGTTTCAATCTACTTGGCACAAGAGCAAGTCAACATTGAGCCGCGCGCAATCATAGAAACATGGCGGAAAGAGTTTTCTCACTTCCTTCAGGACTAAACACACAACAACACACACATGAATACTTATAGAATCACCTTAAAAGCATGGGGAAAAAGATCGACCCACATACTCACTACAAACACCCTAGACGACGCAATCTTGGTTGCACGGCAGACAGAGTATCAAGGAATGTGTCCCGGCGACATGGCGACGGATGTTCAAGAGGGTAGGGTTCCTATTCTTAAAGTCGAAACGGAGATCATCGACGACAGAAAAGACACCTTAGACTACACCTTTGTGCCCGTTAAGCGCTAACAAACAACAAACAACACACAACACAACACAAACACACTATGAGCAAAACACATGACGAGGTGGCCCATGCTTGGGCAAACCAAACACACGAGGCAATGCGCGGATGTAATGTCTACTTTGAAGGGGACACCATATTCAGTTATGGGGCACATTTTCCCATTGCACGGATCGTGACTGTACCTACGCCACACCATAGCGGTGCAACGTCACAAGAACAGGCCGTCCTATTCACCACGGAGGACTATTCCGTGAGCACCTCAAAACATAAAACCATTGTCCGCCGTGCTATCCCGGACACATTCGACGTTTATGAGGTGCCATTTGTCACGGGATTGCCGTGGTCTACGCGCCACGATAAAAACCTTGAATCCTACCGGGAGCGTATCACCACCGCCTATGGCAAAGCAGCAAGGGCGCAGAAGTACGGCAAGATGCACCTAGGGGAAGCCGTGCACCTCATCGCAAAAGCACACGGATACATCAATGCCTTTTTTGAGGAAAACTTGGCGGAGCTGCGCGGATCAATCGAGGGACTTCGCATTTCAGACGCAGAACGCCAGCATATCATCGACAAGGCGGAGCGGTGGGAAGCCGAAACGGAAGCCCGTGAGGCGGAACGTGCGCGGAGAGCTGAAGAAAGAAACCGCGAAGCCGTCGAGGAGTGGAAAGCTGGCACACGCCGTGAGATGCCGCATGGCGTCCGAAAGGTTTACTTGCGGAAATTCATGGGTGAACCCTTTAGCGAAAATAGCGTCCAGACCTCATGGGGCGCACGGGTTCCCCTTGATGATGCCCGCTTGCTCTATCGCTTCACACGGCCCTTGCGTCACATTGGATGGTCTAGCGAATCCGGGGAAAGCTTTGACGTTGGGGGCTTCCCGTTGAATCGCGTGAATGAGCATGGATTAGTTGTCGGTTGTCACCGGATTACATGGGATGAGGTAGACCGCCTTGCACAATCGGAGGGGTGGGAATGATTAACGCAAAAGCATTCTATTATGATTGGTGGACTAACTACCTCACCACAGACCGCATTGCCTTTGACTATGGAATAACCAAGGCGCGAGCTGTTGAGCTGATCAGTCAAGGGCGTATCGAATGGAATAGGGACGCAGCCAAGGCAAAGCGGGGGGCCAACGCATGATCCATCATAAATACACTGTTGAAGATTTTCAAAGACAGTTGAAACTCGGCGGGCACGCTTGGCCGGGCGGATACCCTTTGTACTTTATTACAAATGATGGCGCAGCCTTGTCTTTTGAAGCTGCAAAAGAAAACCGCGACTTGGTATGTGAAAGTATTGAAGGCGATTGCGATGACGGCTGGCAAGTCGTCGCGGTTGATGTAAACTGGGAGGACTCTGATTTGATTTGTGACCATACCGGGGAAAAGATCGAAAGCGCATACGGGGAGGCCAACGCATGAGCATGGACACGCTATTGGCCCTTATCCAATTCGGCACACTGATTGCCCTACTAATATCAGCAAAAGGTCATTGATGTATATTCCACAATCATATCAAAGACGGGACAAATTCGGGAATGCCTACAATGTATGGGTGATGAAAGACAAACACACAAAAACGTATGTTGCCGAAATCAAAAACCACAAGGGAATAATCATTGGCTTAGGTGAGGCGGAACGGCCACACACTGCCGCCGATTGTGCAATAGACAACCTGCATAGCCGTGGATACGTCTACCAATTAGAGTGAGCCTAATCCCAACCAAAACACGCCCGGAGAAATCCGGGTTTTTCTTTGCCCCTAGGTTCGCGCCTAAGGGCTTTTTATTTTCTCCGAAGGTCAACACACCGGGAGGCAAATCGTCTCTCCTCAGGCCCGCCCCTATAAATCGCCACCAATTTAATCATGATTCAATCGGTCAACATTCCCTTTATCGTTAACGAAGCCTATCCCTAGATCATACGTGTACGTACTACCTATGAC